CTCGTACTCCTATTCTCCCACATTCTCTTGAGATACGCCTACCCGTGTAGTCTCTCGGCATTTAGGTTCGACGGTCACAATGACTCGTCACCACTTAGCACGGAACTATTAAGAGGTCCTATGTAAAGGATGCTCACCGTTTTGGGTAGTTTGCATTGGCAAACCCAATGGTTCAGTTTAAACGACTTGTCCAGGTCGCGAATCAGGAACCAGCTTATTGCTAGAAAATGATGCCAGGATATTTAATCCCGAAGATCCTCCAGAAGATAGGTCTCTCCTAGAGCCTTAAGTTTACTAAGTAAGTAACTTTCTGTATTGATGGATACCTCATTCCTGAAAACTCCCATAATATCATGGTCAGAAACACTGACTTCATGATCCTGGTCAGAAACACTGACTTCAGGTGTAGGGCTTAAAGTGAAGAATGAGTCTTCTAAAATGTCTTCCATAGGTTCTTTAATACTATGGGGCAGATAAGGATAAACTTTCATCCTTATGTAGTCTTCTTTCTTTAGGTCTGCTTGATTAAATTTCTTACCGAATATATATTCGGGCGCAACTTTGCGAACCCAAGGGACTGATTGAATATCGTCCACTTCAGCTACTTCAATGCCAGGCATTGGTAGTTGGTAAGAAATGTCTACAGCACCTCCCAGAGAGGCTTTCTTCAGACAAAGTTGAGCAAACTTAACTTGAATAGACTTTATTTTCGTCTTAAAATTCAGTGGTTTATCTACACCCATCCCTCCAAGGGATACAGGCAGAAATAAGTTTCTCGTAAAAAGCTTTGTCTTTCCAGCTTGACTGATGACACCTAGGCACTCAGCATGTATCGTCTTCTTGTGATACTGCATGAATGCTTTTAGAAGCCTTGACTGTTTACCAGGCAAGGATCCAGCAAGAACTTCATTTAAACTGGACACGAGGTTTTCTCGATTATCCATTTGTTCTTGACTAATCTTAACGCGAGCTATTTGCTCAATAAGTTTCTCATCAGAGAGCAACGGGGATACCCATTTTGCTTCAGACTCTGTCTTCAAGAAACTGTTCTCCTTCTTATCGAGAACCTGTACCTTCCTTTGTCCATAAAACAGACCGGCATTGAGAAAGTCAATTTGCCAAGGAGTAGCGTTAAGCCAAACTTCACGATCATCACGGAGTTTGCTTATGTCATAATGTACAGACGTACTATTGATATTTGCGTAAATTTTGTGTCGATAAGCTTTTCCGACACTCATCTCTAATCCAACTTTACCAGCTTTTTCTGTATGTTCATCCCATAGTATAGGATTTGCTGCGTAAACCATATCGTCGCCATTGATTAGGACATGGCCGAGCCTCTCTCTATCTGTCCAACCCTTTTGAAAATCGGTTGTGACATTGAGATAAACACCTAGATTGGCTAGACAGAGAATTGGAAAAGAGAGAATGGATCCCATTAGTTGGCCATTCTGTTGCATTCCCTTAAAGATGACATCTTTTCGCCCTTTGACAGGGTAGTGAAGAGCATGCGGTCCTAAAACAGACATCGCAACATATTTCTCTTCGTCATCTAAATCTTCAATAATTTTCTTGAAGATCGCTCCTGAATACTTCCAAGACAAACCGTCTGTGGCAGCACTGTAATCTACCGAGAACCACTCATCAGTGGGTTCTGCTTTTTGGGCTAGATCAATCAGGTCAGTCGGACTAAAGGGCCGACCGATGAGACGAAATGGATCCATTTCTCTCAAAGTAGAATGCATGGCAACCTGTAATGGCTTGCACATATAGTAAGGCAGAGCTTCGCCCTTACTGATTACGCGAACCTTCATCGGTTCTAAGATACCTTGTATCGTACATTTAGTAGGTTTAAATGAGCTCA